TCGTTCACTGTCTCGCCCGCAAACTTCAGCATCAGTTGCACCGCCAACCGCCGCAGCGCGTCCGAATCCCCTACCATGCCCCGCAAGCTCTCCAGTGCCGTGGTGATCTGCCCAGCCGCCAGCGCCAGGTTGTAGTTGTCGTCAGGCGCAATGTCAGGCACCATCACTTCCACGTCAGCCACACTCACTACCCGCCCACGCCGCAGGCCAAGCGTCACCGCCCGATTCCACGCCTGTATCGCTACGTCCGCCAACACCCAGCCAAAGTATGCCTGACGCCGCCGTAAGAACCGCCGCCGTTGCTCCCCTAAGGTCTTCGCCGAGGCCAGGTTCGCGGTCTCTGATTCGCCCACGTCGAGCAGACTCAGCCCAGGCCCACCCGACACGATCATCCACCTGATGGCCCGCCCATCCGACTCAGCGTCCGCAGCGTTCAGGCTAGGGGTGACCGCCTCCCACTCCTCCACGTCCTTCTCTAACACGATCACCGAGCCAGACGCGGGTTCGTCCTCGTATTGCTCCCCCTTTGCCTTGACCAGGTGACCAGGCACCTTGACGATCCACAGAAACGCCCGCACCGCCGCGTTCAGCCTGACCCGATCCTGCAGCCAGCCCTCGTAGCGCTTGAGCCACTTCAGCACAGGCGCCAGGTCAGACGACCCACGCACACACCCGACTGGCCGATTGACCGCGTAATGCAACATCGCAGGGGGGACCGCACCACTCTCGCCTACCTCAGTCGGCAACGCACGCGGGTGACGCCAGACTGTGCCGTCCTCACCAATCATGTCCGACACTTCGTAGTAGTGGGTCTCGGCCTCATAGTCACCCTCCCGCCACTCGATCCGCTCAATCCGACTGGCAGGCACCGCCCGCACGTACGACATGCCATCAGCTACGTTCGTATGCAACGTCGGGAATAGCTCCCCGCTTCGGCTAAGCTCATCACACCAGCCCGCCTGACGCATCATCATGCGGTTCTCTGGGTGATCCATGAACTCCCGCAGAAACTTGTCCAACAACTTATAGCGAGGTGCTCTCAGACGCACACCATCGCCACCGACGACGTAGGCCGTGACAATGGAGACGAGCCGCTTAGCCATGGGGTTCGTCCGCCAGGCCTCCAACGCGTCCGTCAACTCCGCCCGAAACTCGCCCCACTCGCGATCGAGCTCCGTCCCCGCCCGCCCGATGGCCGACAGCCCATCGTCCGGCTTGCCGACGTCCACCGCCGTCACCGACGCCAGCCAGAAGCGAAATCGCCGCCAAATCCCCGCGAAAAAGTCAAACATGCCCGATATCTCCGAATTATGTCAAAGTAGACCGAATCCTACGGATAAATCCTGCAAAAAACGCAATATGTGCGCGAGGGGGGTAATGTATAGATGTTTTGTTTCCTTCCCGCCCCCCCCCAGGGGGTGGTGTGTGTGTTGTATTGTGCTTTACCAGCCCCGCCTGTCCATATCCCCAATCACATCGCTTGGCCCAATGATGATAGATTCACCAGTCCCCGCCCGCTCCAGATACCGTACTGCGTAACGCAACGCGTCCATGCCGTGGTCATCGTTCTTCACTGGTGCTTCCTTCTCCGGCTTACCGTCCACCCCCGGCGGCCAGACGTACCCGGTGATCTCCTCTTCAGTGCAGGTGGGTCGCTTCTCGTCAGCTATCATCGGGTCCCGCTCTACCAACGCGCCACGCAGAATGAACAACCGAGCCTTGCCATCACCCGCCGGCCGTAGCCGCTCCTGCACCGCCTGGACGCCAACTGAGACTTCCTTCTTGGCAGCTATCGTCGGTATCCCACATTCAGCCAGCGTAGCCCGATCCTCAGCGTCCCAGTCACACACCGTCGCTTCTATCCGCTCGTCGCCAGAGTAAGCGTTGATCGTCTCAGCGTGAGCCCGCACAGTTCGCCGTGTCATGTACAGTTCGCGATACAGGTACATGCGGTCGTCGCTATCCGCCGCCCACCACTGGCAGACAAAGGGGTTAGTGTATCCAAAGTCAATAGCCCGAAACCGCCGCCAGTCAGACGGGATAGTGAAGGGGTCTAGCAGGTGTATGGCCGGGTCCCAGTCCTCGTAGACCATCCCCTCAGCCGCCGCCCAGAGTCCCTTACGTAGCCGCAGGTAACGCACACCGGTCAGCCGATCCAGCTTCGCAATGTATGCCCGCCCCGGCCCCGTCCAATCGCCCGCCTCGTCATCCCAGAGTAACGGGTTGTCTTCGTGCCGGCTCTCTATCATCGGCACGCCCGCATCACACCGTTGCTTCAGCCAATGGGTGGGCGAGTCCGGGTTGCAGTCACCAATGATCTGCTGGAAGGGTATGACATTGTTGCGCAGCCTGGTCAAGAGATACTCCCATTGCCTGATGTCCGCCTCCTCAGCCTGGTTAAAGAAGACCAGGTCGAACTCAGCCGAGAGAACCTTGCCAGGCTTGTCCAGGCCAGCCAAAGCAATGACCGAGCCATTGGGGTATCTGTATTCTTGCTCCCCTGTCCGAAAGCGGATCGAGTTGTCCCAGGCTATCACCTGCTTGGCAAACGTCACCAACACGGTCTGCGTCATCGAGAGCCGCGTCCGCCTGACAATCGCACCCCGCATGCCAGGGTAACGCCGAGCATAGTAGTCGAGCTTCTCCAGGCAGGCCCGCGTCTTGCCAGTGCCAGCGGGACCCGAGATGATGACTTCGCTATCTTGATTGTAAAAGAGCTTCAGGGCACCGCCGCATGGTTGATACTCACAGCTTATCTTCGTCGACGCCACTGATCACCTTCACGATGTACTCTATCCCAGCCCCACCCTCGCCAGTGTGTTCTAGCTTTTGCATAGGTTTGCCGATGAGATAATCAGACAGCCATTGACGCGCCCGCCAGTCGCCTTTGTGCATGGCAAGCTCAATGGCCCTGTCCACTATGGCCCGCCAGTCGGCCAGCTTAACCCGCGCACGGAGGGCTTTAAGATACTTCTCCTCAGTCGAGCGCTTGGGTCGGCCTGCAGGGTTGCCACTCTTCCCCTTTTGAAATCGCCCTTGTTTGTCACGATCTCCCACCTGCTCATCACCTGCTATCAGGTCAAGACACGCTTATCGTGCGTTGTCGTCCACACCGGCCACTTCTCTGCCCGCAGCCGCTCCATCTCCTCCAGGTCTTTGCGACCCTGGTCGGTCAGGACGTAAACCACATCGTCCAGCATCTCTACCACGGCAGCCGCATCGTCATCGTCGTAGCCCAGCCAGTGCAGCACCTCCGCTACCACGTCAAGGGAATCTTGAAAGACGAGCTCCTCGAACCTGGCAAGCCCGTCGTCACCCTCCGACATTATGTCTACACTGTAGCCGTTGGCTTTCTTGGTGATCTCGATGCTGTCGTGCATGACATCCTCCTGATAACGGGGGAGGGGAGGGCGACACCGCGTAACGCGATTCTTCACTCGGCCCCACACCGAACCCTCCCAGTGGATTGCTCCCCCTGCTGCCCCCTCACCAGCTAGGCCGCCTCAAGCCCGTGGGCTGGCGGCACCTGGATGAACCCAGATGTTACCGGGGAGGAGGGAGTTAATCACGCTTACCCCGCTACTATCTTGCCGAGGTCTTTTGCCAGTGCACCGTACTTGTTCGCAGCGAAGGCGATCCCCTCGCTCAGGTCGCCCATCGAACGGCCGATCTCCCGCCGCTTGCGCGCCATCTGGCCGAACAGGATCTCCGCCCCAGCTATGGCGCGGTCAATCTCCAGTAGCGCACGCTGAGCCGTCTCTGCTGTCGCCCAGTCCTCAAACTCGTACTGGGTGACGCCCGGTGTTGCCTCCGGTATAACGTGCTGATTCTCGTCCATTTTGCCTCCTATGATTTTTATGGTATCCGTGCTAGAAAGTGATACACTAATGCCATGACCCCACCAGTCAGTAGGACTTGTACGATAGTCTGGATAATGGCCGGGGTCTTCTGCTCCAGTTCTGATAGCCGTTCGTTCACCTGATCACGACGTTTCTCCAGGCCCTCGTCAATCTTGTCCAGCCGTGCCATGAGCATGCCTTGGTTCGAGGCCATCTGGGCCTGAAACTGGCTGAACTGGTTCTGTAATCCCTCCATCCTGGTCTCCAACGCCAC